GATTAAACGGTTTATCATTAGTCCCGCCTTCTGGAACCTTTTTTCCGTAATCGCTGCCATATACACCTTCTAAAATCGGGCCCATATTAACTCCTCAAAATTTGTAACAAGGTGTCAACGTCAGTACTGTTTACGCGACCACCATTAGAAAACTCGTCATCCCCAAAATCTTGCTCCTGCTGCATCCCTTGCATTGGCATCGGTGCTCCTGAGAACCCGTCACTTGCCCCAAGCGCAGAAGGTGGAACGTAACTACTGCCAAACAAATCTTCCCCAAACAGCTCTTTGTAAGATTTTATCTTAGCACCCTCAGTCTTGTCACTCATCATCATGTTCAGTAGCGCATTTTGTTGCTGTTGCTGTTGATTAGCCAAGTTAGCAATTGCATCTACCGCAGGGTTTGTACCGGATGTAGTGGGTCTTGTTGGAGCAGCCGGTCTAGCTCCGGGTTTTGCTGGAGCCGGTTTCTTAGCCCCGCCGGGCATAGCCCCAGCTCTCTTCATCAACTCCGCACCGCTTATGGCTGTGTCTCGATCTGGCATGTAGCTCACATCAATTTCTTCGCCGTCCTTGCTTGTCCAAACTCCGGGTCTGGTCAGGCTGTATTCCCATTCTTTGTTGGGGTCGATATTGCCTGTCTCTGGCCCAAGTGGGCCTTGCAGCCCACCCAAGGGATCTGAAATAAACTTACCCGTTGTTTCATCAATGTAGCCGGGGCCGGTTGGCATTGTGCCGCCAAAGGTTGGGTCAAACACACTTTCATAACCGTCACTATCCGAGCCGCCAGTTAAGGATGAGTACCCACCACTGCCGGGTTTAAACATGCCGGGGATTAGGTTCTCTCTAAATTCATCCATGTCGCCGGGGCCAAGAGAAGCAGTAAGGTTGTCGCCTTTTGGAATTGCATCCATGCCATAGCGCAGTATGGCTAGTGGATCACCACTTTCAATTGCTTTAACCGCGCCAATTGTTTTGGAAATATCTTTAAGGTCAAAGCCGCCAACATCACTTATTCCACCAGCATTAGCGCCAGCCATAGCAATTGCTAACGGATCGCCACTTTTTAGAGCGCCCGCAAATTTAGCTGCGTTGGCAACATCAGCCATGCCACTGATACCCGCCATACTACCAAGACCAGCAGCACCTGCAACTGCACCCAATATATTGCCTTGCTTGGCTGCAATAAGTGCGTTTAAACCTTGAGCAAATGGAGCTACGCCGGGAACAAATGATGCAATTGTTAATAGCGGGGCAATCTTGCCAAGATCGCTACTGGATGCGCCCTGTGTGTAGAAATACGGATTACCTTGGTCATCAAATTGCACACCGTAACCGGTGTTTCCTTTTCCCTCATAAGTGCCGCCAAAGAAGTTCCCCGTTTGGCGCTCGGTGTATGTGTTCGGGACTTCTTGACCAGTAACTTTATTGCCAAATGTTTCACCAGTTTTAACTACAGGCTGACCATTGACAATTGAAACATTAGATTGGTCTACAGGAATAGATACATACTGTATATTTCCTTGTTCATCAGTGCCATTTTCACGTTGTTCGCCATATTGCGTTTCTAGCTTTGCACCTTGTGGAACTGGAGTCCAACCTTTGCCTTCAACGTAAGTTACATCAAAAACACCGGTTTCTTCATCACCAATTTGACGAACAGGTTGACCATTGTAAAGTTTGCCCATCTCAACAACAGGTTCATACTTTGGAACTTTACCAAATTGTTTGATGTCGGTAATGCCAATACTAGACAGAATCCTTGCCATGTCCTCGGCATTTGCCTCAGCAGAACCATGACCCGCGCCAGACCATTTGCCAGTTAAACCTTGGCCAAGAATTTGTTTCTTTATAAGTTGCTTGTAATCTTCAGCCATATTTTTCCTTAAGGCAGAGCCGACACAAAGGTCATTGTGGCTACAACAGACTGGGTAGAAGGACGCACTGGGCCTGTGCTTGCTGGGTAATGCTGTATTGTTACAGAAGCATTTGTGGTTGACCAGTAGATCTGAATGTAGTCGTTCGCCGCCATAGAAACGTAGTAGTTCCAGCCAATAATCTCGTGAGCTTCATCACCAGCAGACGCGCTCTTATGTGCAGGGATTGAGATAAACCCAGTCGATCCTGCAATGTCAGCGCCATTCTGTTTTAACCAAATACTCATGTCTTGAATCTGGTTGTCCGTGTTTTGGAACTGAGCACTGAACTGCAAGTTATAAATACCAGCAGTTGCTACCGTGATTTTAGAGGTATCTATGGTTACGCCATTAGAAAAGTCTGTGGTGTTAAGCGTCATCAACGTGGCTGTATTGGCCGTAGTTGTCTGATCTTGATCGCTAGAAAAAGCCCCATAAGGAACACGCAAGCCAGACCCATCAATTGAGCCTGAGCCAGTATTCATCTGGTTAAGAATGTTTTGCAGTCGGTTGAAATACAACCGAAGCACATTGTTTAGCTGATCTTGGTAAGCTTTGTTGTATTGTTCTGCTGCCAACGGCAGAGCAGGCGGCTCAACCCGCTGAAAGTCGTATTCCGTTGTAACAATCAGACTCATGAATTACCTCTGCGGCCATCTTGACGGATGTCAATACGGGGTGAGCCAAGCTGCCATGCGCACCCAAGCTGGGTAGATTCCACCTTCATAATCATTTGACGGCCACGAACCCTGACGTAAACCTGTCCTGTGAATTCCTCAATCGGCACAGTGGCTGTACGCGCCACCGTAGCATCCGAGTTACCACCCAAGGATATTGGATCGTTATAGCCTGATCCAGCATTCTGCATGGGGATTAAAGTCATGGTGACTTGCGGAGATGATGTATCAGACCCACGGAAAGTAATGTCGGGCAGGATACGCCAGACAAACCCAAAGTGATCGCCGTCATCAATGTCAAACTCGGTAGTCTCAATAACGGCAGTAATTGGCAAAGTTGTACCGGTTTCGTTGTCATCATTACCTTGTTCGTGGTAGACAATGTTGTACGTATACGTTGCCGCCATTGGGTACTTACGCAATGCAGAGTCAATCCATGCTGTTCGGGCCATTGTGCCGTAAGCCCAGACATCTTCTAAGTAGTTGTATGTTACGTACTTATCAATAGTGAACGACCCAGCGGAACAGTAGAACCACCAGATCTCGTTAAAGCCTTCATTGGTAGAGGCAAAGAATTGATCCTGTTGCTCCAAGTTAATGTCTTGGAAAACATACTGACGCAGATCACATCTAAGAGTCTGCACCCGACCGTCGTATTTGTAGAACTTATCAATGCCCATCCAGTACACCACACCAGTGGCGGTTGCAGCTGCGTTTGGCCCGGCAATAGAGATGTTGTCTCCCAACAACTGGGAACCCCACACCGCTGGCGGCCCTTGGTACTGCAACGAATACAGAGCTGAGTCTGTAAACACAACAATCTCCTGCCGGGTCTGAATTGCAGTAACAATCTTTGAGCCTTTGGATAGCTGTAAGCTACCAGCCTGATTGGTTGCAGAGGGGAACCATTCCAAGTAATCCTCTTGGTCAGACCAGCGAATCAACATGGGGTTTTGAATGGTGCTTCCATAGTCATTACAGCCAAACGCAAACGTAAAGCGTGAAGCATCAGACACCAGAATAGAACTCTGAACCGTTGGGCAGGAAGAAGCTCCCGGCAAGTTGTTAATAGCCACACCCCGTGAAGTCAGCAAAGAGCTTGCTTTCCAGACGTAAATCTCACCACCGTTAGGTGCAAAGAGTAAGTCTTCACCAAAGTTAGCCTGTGACCAAATACGCATCTGGTCAGATGATTCCACACCAACGCCCCAAGGCCCAGCACCCCACGGGCCAGCACCCCAACCTACCAAAGGTAGCGCATAAGGAGCGCCAATGTTAATTTGATAAGCAGCAACCACAGCAGACCCACCGCCCGTAGCAGTAGAAGTAGCCGGGCTTGCCGCAGTAATTGTGTATTGAGTGGTAGATGTACCGGTTATGGTTAGCTCATACTCACCGTTTAAAGTAAGACCACCTACAGCTGTAGCACCGCTGAAGGTAACGAAATCACCGTTTGTATAACCACCAGCTGCGTCAGTTACAGTGACTGTTGTTGAGCCATTGACCGTAGCAAATGGGTTTGTTAGCGCAACGCTAAGCTTTGTGTATGTTGCTGAAACAGATGCGCCGCCCCCGCCCGTCACAGTGGATGATGCCGTAACAGACACGGTAATTGTGTAGTCATCAGCTCCAACATACGTTATGGTGTGGTTAGTATTAAGTACTTCTGCTGGAATTCCACCGACCGCAACGGCCCCAGAGAAATTGGCAATATCACCGGTAAGTAAACCGTGGGCAGTGTCATTTACGTTAATAACAGCTGAACCAGATGTAGTATCAAATGGATTGTTTAGCGTTACAGGAGTTTGTACGGCCGAGCGCAAGGGAGTAACGTCGTAATATAAGCCGCCGTTTTCAATGTAGAACTTCAGATTTGTGCCGACCGCCAGTAAGTTCTGCCCGCCCAGAGTGACCCAGTTCCACAAAGAACGGCAAACACCTTGAAAAATAGCCGAAGAAATACGCTGCCAGCCACCAATTTTTTCTGGTGTGCCTTGGCGAAACCTTATCTTGTCTGAAACATAGTAGCCATTTTCCGATGTATAGCGTGTGTTTTCCCTGTTTACA